TTACCTCTTTGTTGAGATTGAGTCTTACTTAAGTATACTTAAGAATCTTTAATTGATTCATTATGAATAAACTGTAAGAGTCTTAAGTATACTAAAGATTCTTAAGTAGTGCTTTAATTGATCATTATGAATAAACTGTAAGAGTCTTAAGTATACTAAAGATTCTTAAGTAGTGCTTTAATTGATCATTAATGAATAACTAAAAGGTTCTTAAGTAGAAGCTTTACAACTTAAGTATATTATAACATATTTAGAGCAGAATGTCAATATATTTCTTGTGTTTCTTTTGTAACTTTATGTAACTAATGTTCTTCCTTTAGGTTACACATGAGAATAACTCTCATCCCCATGTACACCAAGGGTTTACCTGTGTTTTCTTTTGTAATCTTTTATTGACTTTTGTCAAAGTAAAATGCTACTTTTTTGTGCTTAGGTGGTAGCCACTGTAACTACAGCCAACGCCAGCCCTCCCGCCCCCTAAAGTTATCCACAGGTTACTAACTGGTTATACACTGGTTATCCACAGGGTCTGAGGTAGCCTGTGGATAACTCAAGTCCTTAAGTTATCCACAGGCCCGTGAGTTATCCACAGGAAGTACACAGGTTTATCCACAGGCCCATGAGTTACCACAGGTTTACACTGGTTGTCAATAGCGTGACTATTGTGGCTTGTGTAGTCACAGGTTTACAAGTGTGTGCCAGTGTGGGTGCCTATGGAGACATGAGTAACCTGTGCATAACCTGTACATAAGTTACATAACTTATCCACAGGCCCATTAAGGCCTCTATATGCTCGTCTATGACATGCTAGTGAATACCTATGCTATGACATGGGTAAAGTATTTACTCTATTTAAGCTTATATTGTTTACATTGGTTTACTTATGTGTTAGGTACGCACGTGCGCACAATAGAAAGGCGCAGGTATAAACTTGGCATGATACTTGCTTAAGATACCCGCACTACAATGGTGCGCCCTAGCACTATAATGGTGCGTGTCTCTAGCCCTTGCCATGCCTAGTTATCAGGCAATAGTGTCAATATAACGTCATATTTATGCACTACTATGGTGCATTGGTGCTATGCCTTGCTTATGCCTATATAGCCTCTAGCCCTTGCTATGCCTAGGTTTAACATTGTTGGCACGTGTATTGCATTAAGTCTAGTGTCATCAATACAACAGGCCACAGGCCACAGGAGCATTACTATGACTACTAACTACACCACAGACGCACAAATAGACGCACAAGGCCTTAAGCATGAGGAATGGCTAGAGGCTAGCATGAAGGCTCAACGTCATATGTTTAATACTGCTAGAGGTAAAGGTATCGCCATCATGTCGTGGAAGGATACAGACTTCCATGACGATCATCATTACGTAGTTATGGCACAAAATGACAAGCTTGAGTTTGTCACGTGGGTATGGGCGAATGGTGGCTTCCACAATGGACACTATTTTAATGATGATGAAATAGCAGCATGGTCAGATTATCAGGAGCGCACATGATGGAAGCATATAAACTCACCATTCACACACTAGGAACCACTGATATTGCTTTTACTAGGGTATATGAGACGCTTGAGGAGGCATCTAAGATACTTAACCAATTCAAAAAAGCGGGTATTACGGGCACAATAATGGATTGTATGGCCTTTCAACTGGTAGAGACTACAGTAAATAACTAGACTTGTATTTTCTAATTGGCTTGAGTTACACTTAGGCCAATTACATAACGCAAGCATAAACAATAAATAACTGGAGTATTACAAATGACTATATATACGACTGATATGATTAAAAAATACCTTGCTGCTATAGAAGCCGCCAAAGCAACACAATGGCAACAATTTCTATATCGTAAATGGCTAAGAAAGCAAGGTTAGACTTAGGCCAATTACATAACGCAAGCATAAACAATAAATGAGGTATCACCATGTTACTAGGCACAAACAAAATCAAGGTTAAAACTAAAGCGCCCAAATCACGTGGGTACATTATGTATCAAGGCCCGTCTATGCTCACAGGCGCTGAAATTGTAGTCATTGCCACTATGCAAACTACAAATGACAAGACGGGTGACATGGTACAGACATGGATTTTAGACGCTAATACTAATCCAGTAGAAGCCATTAAAACTGGCGCAGATGAAAACGTGTGCGGCCATTGTCCCCATCGTGGCACTACCTGTTATGTAAACGTAGGTCAAGCGCCAAATGCCGTTTATAAAGGCTTTAAACGTGGTATATATCCACAGTTTGACATGGCTTTACATGGCGCCTATTTTGCCCATCGTAAAACACGCTTAGGCGCCTATGGCGATCCTAGTGCCGCGCCTTATGAAACCATGGCTTTAATAGCTAGCCTAGGCCTAGGCCATACAGGATATACGCACCAGATAGCGCATAAGGGCTTTGACAAGCGTTTTATCGACCTATGTATGGTAAGCGCAGACACGCCTAAGCAAGCCCGTAAATACCAAAGCATGGGCGCCCATACGTTTAGAGTGGCGCTTGAAGGCGATAGTTTAGACCATGGTGAAATAGAATGCCTAGCAGATAGTGAAGGCCTACAATGCGTAGACTGTGGCCTGTGCGATGGAACCAAAAAGAATGTCGCCATAACTGTACATGGTAGTGGCGCAAGTAAATTTAAATCTGCTATGGTTATCCCTAGCGTTATGGTGGCTTAATATGAAAGTATCAGTATACAGGAATCTACATAACGGCCTTATAAGCATTAAAAGCGCCTCTAGTGGCCTTGTGTTAGGCCATGCGAAAAGCGTAGATATAGCATGGGCAGACTTTGTGGTTAACGAAGCGGGACGCCAGAAAGTGCTCAAGGAAAAGCAAAAGAATGTACACGCATACGTAAAAGGCCTACTATTGAATACTATAGGCTTTAAGCCATACAAAGGACGCTCTTTAGGGCCAGTTTATGGCTCTTTAGATACTATACACAAGGTTACAATAGTCTCCTATAATCCCTATAAAGCGCCTCACTTTGTAATTAAAGGCACAAGCGACAAAGTAACAAAGGCAAGCTTGTGTACAGTGTCATATGATGGCACAATAGCGGGCTTTGGTATTGAATAACTAAAACTAAAGAGGTAACACAATGAAAGATTATAAGCACAAGCGCCTAGAGGCGTCCTGTGAGGTACGCAAGCAGGAAAGGCTAGATAAGTACCTAAGCATAGGCTTAAGCGCCTTAGGCGCCCTTATAGGCGTCTTCTGTATCATTTATGCCACACACGTGGCCCTAAACTAAATATAAAAGAAAGGATAAAGCATCATGGCAAAGTATCAAAAAACAGTAGACATATGGTCTTTAACACAAGAGCAGAGAAAAGGCCTACAGGCGGGGCAGTGGATAACAGCGGGTAAAGGCGGCAAGTTTGAAACTAAGGGTATCTGGTGCGGGGTTGGCAAGTCGGGCAATGATGTTGCCATATGGTTAGGGAACCTAGCAAGTCGGAAAGGCGCTGCTAGACTTGAACATATCAGATTTATGATGCAATACGCAAGGGGTTAAACATGAGCAAAAGTAAACTAAGCACTAAAGCGACTACAGTATACAATACTTTACTAGAGCTTAACTGGAGTGAACCATACCTAACACTTGAGCATATACAAGCCGCCACAGGCCTAGGGCGCTCTAAATTGCTTCCTGTGCTCGTTGAGCTTACTATGGCTAGTAAGGTATTACATGGCAATGAAGAGGCCTTAGGAGGCGTTATAGAGACTTACACGCCTAAAGTTAAAGGGGTTGCATATGGTTACCCATTAGATTACTATACATTTGATGAGTGGATAGGCCACAAATTAGAACCACAAGAGGATAAGTAATGGAGACTTTTATTATATGGGCGATAGTGTTATACTTATTGTATATACTGTTTAAATGTTTAGACGCATTATTAGAAGACCCAATAGTTTATGAACAAAAAGAGCATGAATGGCGTCACCAGCAGTATTTAAAATCACTTGAAAAGAAAAAAGGAAAAAAGAAATGAGGTGTAAAGCGTGTAACGTCATACTTAATGACATAGAACTGAGTAGAAAAGACAAAGATACAGATTTATTTATTGATCTGTGTGGAAAGTGCTTGACATACTCAAACGAAGCCAGTTATAATGTTGACTTAGAAATAGACATTAACATAAACGAAGTTAAAGGGGATTCACCATGGCTAATTCAACAATAAATATCACTGTTGACGTACTAGATGTAGACGTAATGCTAGAAATTGAGGTAATCTGGCACATGAGTGTCGCTGGTGAAATGACCATAGATGATTTCTATGGCTATCACTTTGACATTAAGACGGGTGAATACACACGTATTCCTGAGTGGTTACATAAGATCATTGAGACTACTCAACTATTAGAGGAGGAGTATACAGACCTAATTGACCTTAATTGTGATGAAAGTACATATTGAGCTTGACAGGGTTTAAGAAGTTTAGTATAATATACCTAAGAACAAAGAAAAACTTTTAGGATTATTCATAATGTTTAATCTTAATTGTTTTTCTTAAGGATGCTTAAGTAAGCTTTAATGTTTTATAATTAAAGTTTACCTTAAGACTCTTTAGTAGTTCATATGAACTAAATATTAGTCTTTACAGGCATGGTCAATAATGGTCAAGCCTAATAAAACCTATAAAGGATAATTTTATGTCAGTGATTAATGGTAGTGCGGCTTTTGTTCATCTTGACCAACACGAAATGTACCAAGGGCAGTCCACAAATAAATTTTCCCTCACTGTGACACTAGATGATGCGTCAATCACGCAGCTAGAGGCTCAGGGTGTCAAAATGCGTGAGTATGAGGGCCAGAAGCAGCGCAAGTTCGCCTCTAAGTTCAACGTGCCTTTATATGAGGCCAATGGTGACGAGTTCATGGGCGCCATTACACGTGGTTCATTGGTTCGTGTACAGTACAGCCTAGGTGACGAGCACCCCGTCCATGGTATCACCCCATACCTCGATAAGGTCAAGGTACTGGAGCTTGCCACTAGCAACACAGACGAGGACTTCTAAGGCCTCTTAAGTTAACCCCTAGCCCTACTATTCCCCTTAGGGCTAGGCCTCTTACAACGCACCACAGGAGCTTACAGAGCTATATGCGTAAAGAACAGACAGAGAGTACCTTTGTAAAGCATGGCCCTTGTTCCTCTTGTGGTTCATCAGATGCTAATGCAATTTACTCAGACAATCATCAAGTATGCTTCTCATGTAATGCGTACATACATGGTGATGGGTCAGTAGTTAATACTAATAAGACAAGAGCGAGGCCTTTAGAAATGACAGGCACAATAGCAGCAATACAGGATAGACGCATAAGCATGGACACAGCCAAGCGTTATGGCGTCACAGTAGAGAATGGTGAGGATGGTAGCATTAGTAAGCACCATTACCCATACCACAATCAGGAGGGAAACAAAGTAGTAGGCACTAAGGTGCGTAACGTAGCAACCAAGGATTTTTATGCCACAGGTGACCTAGGCAGCGCTGGCTTGTTTGGTCAGCAATCCTTTGCAGCAGGTGGTAAGTACATAACCATTACAGAAGGTGAGATAGACGCCATGGCAGCCTATGAAATGAATGGTGGCTTTCCTGCCGTTAGCATTCGCTCAGGCGCCAACAGCGCAGTCAAGGACGTTAAGGCCAGTTTAGAATACCTTGAGACATTTGATAAGGTAGTCATATGCTTTGACTCAGACGAGGCAGGTATCAAGGCTGCGGCTGATGTATTACCTTTGTTTAGCCCCCGTAAGGCTAAGGTATGCACCCTGCCCCTTAAGGACGCTGGCGATATGCTCAAGGCCAACAGGGTACGTGAGTACACTAAATGCTGGTGGGACGCTAAAGCCTACAAGCCTGAGGGTGTCGTAAGCCTAGGTGATTCAGACGTGTGGGATAAGTTTCTTAAGCGAGGTACAGAAGAAGTCACGCCACTACCTGCAAGCTTTGGTAGTCTTAATGCCATGATGAATGGCGGTATCGCAGCAGGTGAGGTGACAGTCATAGGCGCCTTAACGTCCATAGGTAAGACCACTATGGTTTATAACCTAGTGCATGGTATGTACGTAGAGAGTGCTAAGAAGATCGGTTGTGTGTTCCTAGAGGCTGACGTTGGCGAGACAGTAGAGAAGTTACTATCGGTTTACATGGGTACTAACATTGCAGATGTGCCTAATGAGGACAGGGATTACAATCTGTACCATGAGAAGTATGACGAAATGGCAAACAGTGACAAGCTACACATCTTAGATCATCAAGGTGCGTTAGAGGCTGACGAGTTATTTGCTAAGATGCAATACTTGGTTAAAGGCTTAGATTGTGATATAATAATACTAGACCCTCTGCAAGCAGCGGTGACCAGTAATGAGAATGGAACCATTGATGCGTTCATGGATAAGTGCCTAAAGCTTGCCAAGAATACAGGTGTTAGTATTATCATTGTTAGTCACATGCGTAAGCCACACGCTAAGGACGCCCACGATGTAGGCGAGTATGACTTGAAGGGCAGCGGTTCAATCAACCAGATTGCTTTCAATACCATACTTCTGTCACGGGACAAAATGACGGACGATGATTACGCACGTAACTGTACACAGGTGCAACTAGTTAAGTGTAGACGTACAGGACGTACAGGGGTAGCTGGCTGGCTCTTTTATGAGAACCATAGCAGTCGCTTGGTAGCTACTCAGGCACCTGAGACTAAGGCAGCTAATGCACATGACGATTTTTAACCATGATAACCGCAGCAGTGTTATGTATGGCCCTTAACATCTACCATGAGGCTAGAGGGGAACCATTAGCAGGTCAGATAGGTGTGGCACATAGCGTGTTAAATCGTATGGCTGACAGTAGGTATCCCGATACAGCTTGTGAGGTTATAAAGCAAGCTAAGTATCATGGGTGGGACATGATTAACCCTATTAGATACCAGTGCCAGTACAGTTGGTTCTGTGATGGTTTGTCTGACAAGCCCCAAAATGGTAAAGCAATGCTGGAAGCTACTATTTTAGCACAGCACGTATTATCTGGTAAGTCTATTGACATTACCGAAGGTGCTACGCATTACCATGCAGACTATGTACACCCGTACTGGGCAGATGAAATGACCACCACAATTAAGTTGGGGTCACATATTTACTATAGGTAACCTATGACTAGATTAATATTCGATATAGAGACTAATGGCCTAGCGCCTACAAAGGTATGGTGCATTATCACTAAGGATATTGACACTGGCGTCATAAGCTCATACGTAGAGGGCCAATGGCCTACATTTAATATAGCAATAGCACAAGCACAGGAGGTGATAGGGCATAACATTATAGGTTATGACATACCAGCATGTGAGAAGTTACTAGGCACTGACTTTAGCGCCTGTAAGATTACAGACACATTAGTCATGTCAAGACTAGCTGACCCACAGCGCGAGGCACACAGCCTAGGACACTGGGGCGAGAAGCTTGGATACCCTAAGGGTGACTACAGTGATTGGACTCACTACACGCACGATATGCTCCTTTACTGTGAGCAAGATGTAAACGTAAACCATGAGGTGTACAAAGCTTTACTTAAAGAGCTAGAGGACTTTAAGCCTGATAGCCTTGAGTTAGAGCATGACGTACAGCGTATCATACAGAAGCAAATTAGAAACGGCTGGCTTTTGGATTCGCCAAAGGCTAGGGATTTAGTAGCGGAATTACAGGAGAAGTCATATGAACTTGAAGAGATTGTGCAGAAAGTGTTTTTACCTTTGCCGACCTTTTACAAAGCCATTGTACCTAAAGTTAAAAAAGATGGGAGTTACAGTATCGTTGGACTCAAGTTCCTCGGTGAAAGATGGGAAGAAGTAGGTGGCCCTTTTAGTCGTATTGATTGGCCTATTTTTAACCTTGCTTCACGGCAACAGATAGGGCGCTACCTCAAGCACTTTGGATGGAAGCCTAAGGCCTTTACAGAGACAGGCCACCCTATCGTGTCTGAGGACATACTTAAGAATGTCAAAGGCATACCTGAGGCTGAGTTGATTGCCTCCTACCTGTTAGTAGGTAAGCGCATAGCTCAGGTACGTAGTTGGCTTGAGGCTGCTAATGAGGACACAGGGCGGGTACATGGTTACGTTAATACTAATGGTGCTGTGACAGGGCGTATGACCCACAGCAAGCCTAATTTAGCGCAGGTGCCTAGCTCTAGTAGCCTTTACGGGCCAGAGTGTCGCTCATGTTGGATAGTGCCTAAAGGTTATAAGCTTGTTGGTATAGACGCCTCTGGCTTAGAATTGAGAATGCTTGCCCACTTCATGGATGATGCAGACTATACTAACACTATACTCACAGGAGACATACACACAGCTAACCAGAAAGCTGCTGGTCTTGATACTAGAAATCAGGCCAAGACTTTCATATACGCTTATTTATATGGCGCAGGTGACGAGAAGATAGGTAGTATTGCAGGTGGCGGTAGAGCTAAAGGTAAGAAGCTTAAGGCTAGTTTCCTCAAGGCTACACCAGCACTTGCAAAGCTTAAGGAAAATGTTGCACAGTCAGCAGCTAAGGGCTACATAACAGGCTTAGATGGACGTAAAGTGTTTATCAGGTCAGAACATGCAGCACTTAATTCGTGTTTACAGTCAGCAGGTAGTTTAATTATGAAACAAGCCTTGATTATTCTTGACAGATATGCTATACTATGGGGTATAGATTATAAGTTTGTTGGTAATATCCATGACGAGTTTCAAGTAGAGGTACGTGAAGATCAAGCATCTAAGTTTGGTGCATTAGCAGCTAGTTGTATTGAGGCTGCTGGTATTCACTTCAAGCTCAGGTGTCCCTTAGCAGGGGAATTTAAAGTAGGCAATAGTTGGGCCGATACTCACTAGGACAGACTTATGAAACGCAAAGGTAAAGTGCAGGAATATAACTACGAGTACAGAAGAAACAAACTACTAGAGGTTTTTGAACTTAAAGGTGGTAAGTGTGAGCATTGTGACTTACGTGACCTAAAGCACATTGAGATTTATGACTATCACCACATAGACCCTTCACAGAAAGAGTTTAACGTGGGAGGATATGTATTAAAACCAATGGAGCAGGTGTTAAAAGAAGCTAAAAAGTGTTTACTCTTGTGTGCTAACTGCCATCGTATTGAACACGCCAGACTGAGTAGAGTAAGTAGAGCTAAAGAAACAAAAAGACTGAAAGAAGAGAATAAGCAGATGTCTTTACTTTAAAATTAAAAGAGGTAACGTATGAACATAAAGAATAGTAAAGGCAAGCCCTTTGACAAATGCTTTATTGATGCTGATTCTATCATCTATCGCATAGCTCTTAAGACTGATATAGACTTAAGAAAAGCCAAAGAATACTATGATTATGCCATAGAAGACATTGAATGGAAGACTTGCAGTACAGAGACTAAGGTTGCTTTAAAAGGCACTGGTAACTTCCGTTATGGTATAGCGGAGGATTACAAAGGCCAGCGTAAGCTTAAAGAGCAAGAGGAAGACCCTAATCCTGAGGTAACAGAGAGGCGCAAGGAACTCAACGAGTATGCTTATAGCCTAGGGCATTTTAAGTCTGATAACTGTGAGGCTGATGATGTAGTATCCATATGGGCGCAAGAAGCTTTAGATGCTAAGGAGCACTTTGTTATTGCACACATAGACAAAGACATTGACATGGTAGAAGGTTGGCATTACAACTTCACCAAAGAGACTTTGTACTACATATGTAAAGACCAAGGCTACCGCAAGATGTGCCTACAGATGCTCACAGGAGACTCTACGGACAACATACAAGGCCTCGTAGGTATCGGGCCTAAGAAAGCTGAGAAGCTTCTGGCTGACGTACCTACGGCTGGTATGCTGGCTAAGGTACAAGAGGCGTGGCAAGAGGCTCACCCTGAGGATTGGCATGATAGGCTAGAGGTGTGTTGGAACCTATTGTACATGAGGCGTGATTGGGGCGGCTTTAGGCGCTTAACGATAGAGGATACTTTAAATGTCTAGTAAAGGTCACTGGTTCCCTTGCGGGAACATAAACATGAAAGGACGTAAGACACAGAAAGCTGCTTGTGGGTGCTGTAGTGAAATACAGAACCAAAAAGACAAGCTCCTTAGAAAAATACATAGAAAAGAAGCTAAGGAGACTTATGACTAAGTTTAGATCAGGCCTTGAAAGTGCCTTTAGTGACGCTGTTGGCCCTACGGGATTCCAGTATGAACCTTATAGGCTACCTTACACGATACATAAGAAGTACGTACCAGACTTCATATGTGAGCGTACAGGGGCTATGATAGAGTGCAAGGGATTCTTTAGAGTAGGTGACACACAGAAGTACAAAGCTATCAGGGACGAGATTGATAGACCATTGATATTTGTATTCTCTGATTCACGTAAGCGCCTTAGGAAAGGCTCTAAGATGAACCTAGGTGAGTGGTGTGACAAAGAAGGTCTGGCACACTTCACCATGAAATCTATTGATAAGTTACTGGAGCATTTAAAATGTCTAGCACCTTTGAAGAAGTAAAAGAACAGATATTAAATAAGTATGACGTTGACTTCTTGTGTGAGCTGTTAGGCATTACAAGCGAGTCTTTAGTTGATCGTTACGAAGACTTGGTAATGAAAAACTTAGATATGTTTACTGAGGAGGATGAAGCCAGTGAGTAAAATTATAGATTGGCCTAAGTATAATTTTATAGATGATTTTGGAGATATGGAGGCAATAATGAGCGAAGAAGAACCTAAAGCACTTGAGACTCAAGTAGGTGGGAGTCACTACCAGAACATGAAGATTCAGCCTATAGAGTTCATACAAGCTAACAGGTTATTCTTCTGTGAAGGTAACGTAGTTAAGTATGTCGTTAGGTGGCGTACTAAGAATGGGCTTGAGGACTTGAAGAAAGCAAGGCATTACCTTGACCTTCTGATTGAAGAGAACACCCCTGTTGCTACAGAACAGGAGACTGCTCTAGCACCTAGGCACACCAATGAACCAATAGACGGGAATAAATAATGTCACAGTTAGCTAAGATGATTACAGCACATGAGGGTGTAGAGACACACGCTTACAAATGCACAGCCAATAAGACTACTATAGGCGTAGGGCGTAACATAGACCCTAATGGAGGCATAGGCTTAAGTCAACGGGAGATAGCCTACTTACTAGCTAATGACATTGAGCGTGTAGAGGATGAACTATCAATAGCATTCCCTTGGACTATTGACTTGATCATGCACTCCCCTGCTCGTTATGACGCCTTGGTGGACATTTGCTTTAACCTAGGTATGCCTAGGCTACGTAAGTTTGAAAAGGCTCTACAGGCCTCCTATAACCACAAGTGGGACGAGGCAGCAGACGAGTTCATGGACAGTCGATGGGCCAAGCAGGTAGGTGCTAGGGCAGTTGAAATAACTGAAATGATTCGTACAGGTGAATACCAGAAGGAATACTAATGAAAGGTCAAGTGCGAGGATTAGCGTTAGAACTACTAAGGCAGGACTGTGTAGACAGTTTAGATAAGGCTCAGGCTTTATATGATCTAGGTTCAGCGAGTAAGACTTATACGGAAGCAGAGCGTAATGCTATTAGTTCTTGTAAGATTTATGACGAAGCATTACATGGGAGCACTAAGAATGATCATTAAGTTTTACACAGAGGGTTGTCAGCCTTGCAAAGCAGTCAGTACAGTGCTTAACCATGAAGAGGTTGACTACGAAGAGATTGACATTGGAAAAGATATTGATGCCGCAATCCACTACAAAGTACGTAGTGTACCTACAGTTATCAATACTGAAACTGGAGCCACCCTAGTTGGATTTAAAGGGATAAGAGAAACAACGGAGTGGATAAATGAGCATTGTAATTGATTATAAGCGTAACAAGTTACTGTCGGAACAGGCCTATACGCTCCTTAAGGACTACTACTGTCGTGAGGGGGAAGACCCTCAAGATGCCTATGCACGTGCTGCTACGGCATTCAGTAAGCATGACTACGAACTAGCACAACGCATCTATGACTACGCCAGCAAGGGCTGGTTTATGTTCAGTTCCCCTATATTAAGCAATGCCCCTAAGGAGGGGGAAAAGATAAATGGATTACCTATTAGCTGTTTCCTCAGTTACGTGCCTGATAGCCTTGATGGTCTTATCGGACACTCGACAGAACTACGATGGCTTAGTGTTAAAGGTGGTGGAGTGGGCGGCCATTGGAGCGACATTCGTAGCGTTAGTGATGTGGCTCCTTCACCAATACCTTTCTTAAAAACAGTAGACAGTGACATGACAGCCTACAGGCAAGGCAAGACTCGTAAGGGTTCTTATGCAGCCTACATGGACATTAGTCACCCAGACATCATTGAGTTTATTAACATTCGTGTGCCTACAGGAGGTGACCCGAATCGTAAGGCTTTTAACTTACACAATGCAGTGAACATTACTGACCGATTCATGGACGCTGTAGTGGCTGGTGACCCTTGGCCTTTAGTAGACCCTAATGACAAGACAGTACGTGACTTACTACCAGCACGTGAGCTATGGGAGCGTTTAATTGAGACACGCTTTAGGACGGGTGAGCCTTACTTAAACTTTATTGATGAAGCTAACCGACACTTGCCACCATCTATGAAAGAGAAGGGTCTTGAGATACATGGGTCTAACCTGTGTAACGAGATACACTTACCTACGTCAGATGAACGTACAGCAGTTTGTTGTTTGTCAAGTGTTAACTTAGAGTATTATCAAGAGTGGAAAGACACCACTATGGTAGCTGACTTAATTACTATGCTTGACAATGTAATTAGTTTCTTTTGCTTCCATGCACCTAAGGAGCTACGTAAGGCTGTCTACAGTGCCACACAGGAGCGTTCACTAGGACTAGGGGCAATGGGGTTCCATAGCGCTTTACAACGCTTAGGCGTCCCGTGGGAGTCTCCTATGGCTACTACAGTCAATACTGATATGTTTACGCACATCAAAGCTCAAGCTCGATCTGCTTCTGTATATCTAGCTGAGGAACGTGGGGCTTGCCCTGACGTGGCAGGAATGCGTAACAGTCACTTACTGGCTATAGCACCTAATGCTAACAGTAGTATCATTGCTGGTTGCTCCGCTAGTATAGAGCCTCTTAAGTCTAATGCCTTTACGCACAGGACAAGAGTAGGTGCTCACCTAGTACAGAACAAGTATTTAGATAAGGTGCTTAAGGCGCATAACAAAGACCCTGAGTGGGTAGCAGCACAGTGGAAGTCTATTGTACTTAACGAGGGCAGCGTACAGCACCTAGAGTGGATGGATGAATGGGATAAGGAAATCTATAAGACTGCCTTTGAGCTTGACCAACGATGGGTTATTGACCATGCAGCAGGTAGACAGCCTTACATTTGCCAAGGACAGAGTGTTAACCTATTCTTCCCTGCTGGTACAGACAAGGCCTATGTGAATGAAGTACACCTGAGAGCTTTCAATAAGAAGCTTAAGGGTTTGTATTACCTCAGGACTAGCGCAGGTTCTAAGGCTGACACAGTAAGCTTTAAGCCTACACGTGTAGCCCTAACAGACTTTGCACAAGACGATGATGAATGTTTAAGTTGCCAAGGATAAGAAATGAGTTTATTAACAGTATCACCAGCATATAAGCCCTTTAACTACTCAAGCTTTGTGGAGCAAGCCATTGAGCACGACAAGCTAGCATGGGGTGAGTGGGAGTGTGACCTACAGGAAGATGTAACACAATGGAAGTCAGGTAAGATTAGCAATGAAGAGAAGAACTTTATCACTCAGATACTCAGGCTATTCACACAGTCTGATGTAATCGTAGGTGGTTCTTACGTAGATGTGTTCCTACCTCGCATTAAGAACAATGAAGCACGTATGATGATGTTGTCGTTTGCACAGCGAGAGACTATCCATATGCGCTCCTACGCCCTGCTTAACGATACCCTAGGCTTCCCTGAGGCTGAGTACACAGCGTTCCTTGAGTATGACGCTATGGCTGAGAAGCTTGAGTTTATGCAGACCTTTGACCCAGACACTAAAGCAGGATTAGCTAAAGCATTAGCGCAGACTGTTTGTAATGAGGGCATGAGCTTATTCTCAGCCTTTGTAATGCTCTTGAACTTCCAACGCTTTGGTAAGCTTAAGGGTATGTGTGAGATTGTAGAGTGGAGTATACGGGACGAGACTATTCATGTCGCAGGTATGACAGAATTGTTTCGTACTTTCATTAATGAGAATCCAGAGGTTGTTGATGATAAGTTTAAACTATCTATCTATGAAATGTACAGGACTGCTGTCGAGCTTGAGGACAAGGTTATTGATCTGGCGTTTGAACTGGGAGGTGTGGAAGGTCTTACGGCTAGTGAAGTCAAAGAGTACATCAGATACATTGCCGACAGACGATTAGTTAACCTAGGTCTTAAGCCTAATTGGGACGTACAGGAGAATCCTCTTCCGTGGCTTGATTGGGTACTTAATGGTGACAGCTTTAAGAACTTCTTTGAGGGACGTGTGACGGACTATAGCGCAGACGGAATGTCTGGTGAATCATGGGGGTGGTAACATGAGTGTACAGTTAAATGACCTTGTGGACATAGAGCAGATTACAGTGATTTGCTTAGGGCAGTTCCACAGTGATCTTAAGGAAGAAATGGAGTTTGGAGACAAGGACGATAAACCAGAAGTGTTACGTTTAATCGTAGCTATTGAGACTATCTTTAAGGAGATTATGAGACCTGAGGATTACTTTGCATGGAAGACTAACACAGGGTTTGACATTCATTAAATCGTAGGTATTAAAAAGCCCTACTTAAGGAGACTTAGGTAGGGCTTTTTTGTGCTTAGGTTTTAATTGACATTAGACATGGGTAGCTGATAGTTTTCATTGTTAGGTACTTCACCGCTATAAGGGACTTCTTGAGGCTGTTCCTCATTACCCAAAGCCATACCTACGCTACCTGTGAATAACCCTTGGCGATATGCACTGTTCTGTCCTGCTCTTTCAGCATTGAGAGCTTGTGGGCTAGGACGGGCGTTAGCTATAGTCTCTAAATCGCCAGAGTTAACAGTGTTGTCAAGTTTTCCTTTGTCTGCATTACGTGTACCAAAACCCTTATGAACCCCTTTACTCTTGTTAAGTACGTTAAAAGAGATAGGAGGGGTCATAGTTATTTCACGAACAGGTAAAGACTTATTAAGCGCCCTACCTAGCACTGGTATGTTCTCTAAGAAGTTGTGTTCATCAGATATGTAAGCAGTTAAACCTCCATTAGCTTTAAAGTTAGAAAGACGATTTATACCTCCCTCCACTACTGCACGACCTGAGCCACTCTGAGTAAACCATAAGCCTTTGGCTTGTACGTCCTCAGGACTTAAGCTTCTCATGTTAACATCGGGGTAAACTCTAGTTTTACCATCAGGCTTTAAACGTGTTAACTCATTGTATAAATCAACATCATTAAGTTTACGATTTTCTTTCTTAGCTGCCTTAGTAGCTCTGGCGTGACTATCCCTTAATGATTTGTTAAACTTACTATGGTACACACTAGAAGCATGGTCACCTCCAGAACCTTGTGGTTTTTTAACGACTAAGAACGCGTCCTTAGCTTGCTCAGGGCTTATCTTCCATACTGCTAACATATGATCAAAGGCTTGAGAGTTTACCTCGTCAGGGACGTTTACGGCCCTCTCAGGCCCAATCTGTTTACCATTAGCATCTTTACGGAAAGCTATGTTTTGTAAACTCTTAATAGACTCAAGATATGCGTCAGGTCTAACGGGCATAATACCACCAAAAGTAGACGCTTCAAATATCCTGTCATACCCTTCCGATACACCGCCTTTACGACCTGCCTGTTCGCCTACATAACGCATGAATATTCCCTGCGCTACAGCTTTTTGGAAAGACCTTGTTTGTTCAATAGACGTAGGCTTACCCCGCATCCTAGCTTCCGCTACTTCCACCGCAGCATTATCAAGGTGCTCTTTAATTAACTTCTGACCAGCTTGGTTGACTCCCTGTTCTTTCCATAAAGCCCTAGCCTGAGGTACAGTAAGAGTTGCTAAAGCTTTAGCACTTTCTGTTATAGCCCACTTAGCACTACTGACCACTTTACGTGACATAGCCATTGCTTGTTTACCATCAACATCAAAACGACTAATCTGCTTTAAACCGAAGTCTCCTACTTTCTTAGTGACTTTGTTTTTAGACATGAGGTTGTGTGCGCTTTTTAATGAATTACCTATAAAGTTATCTCTGTTACTGTCAATAGTTCTACTTGCTTTTGTAACAGCACTTTGAAACAGACCCTCAGCAAACGTATTAGGAACATTAGGATTGTCAATACCATAAAAGTTAGGTATAAAGTTAGAAGGGCTACTGTTAAGCATCCCCCTAGCATTAGCTGCTCCTTTCGCTATGTTAGGTACAGCCCTTGCCATAGGGATTACACCTAAGATATTCATACCTGCTTCTATGTTCTTAGCGTACTCAGGGTTCTGTTGCATCCATTCAGTTGCCCCTGTCTTATCCATGCCGTACTGAACACCAGTACCTATAGCTTCCTGTATAGGCTCTGTAATAGCGTCAGGGGTTAGAAAGTCAAACCCTGCTCCTACTATATCACCAATGCCTCCTGCAACCTCACCTACGTTTCTAAAGGCGGCAGTGCCTTGAGACAGGTCACCTCTTTCTGCTTCACTGTTGGAGTTTTTAACATTGTCATATCTATTACCTAATGATTCTGTCAGCTTGCCCCATTCCTCTGTGTCAAACATTCCCATTGTATAACCTCTATTGAGTGCCGAAAGTCATTTGATTGAACGCATCTATAATATCTTCCCTATCTTCCTCGGTCTGGTCAAGCATTACATCACCAACTATATTAGACATAGCTGTTATCATTGCTGTTTTATTGCCTTTAAAGTTAGTCTTCTCAAAAGCTAATATTTTATTAACATGCTTTGGGTTAACAGCGGCCTTAGCCATAAACATAGGAATAGTAAAGATTAACGCAGCGCCCATAACTGCTTCCGCTGCTGCTCCAGTTCCTAAACCTACAACACCTAAAGCACCTACAGAACCAAACTCCCTCGCACGTAAAGCCAACTCACCTATGTTACTTTGGGGCTTAATGGAAGACTCAGCCATAGCATTTATCAATTGCTTAACACTTTTATACTTGTCACCCATTATGTACGCAAGTCTAGCTTGTTGCTTAGGGTCTGCCATATCCAAAGCAAGTGTCTTATACTTAGCAGTATCAAAACTTTCTTGACCTATATCCTTCATTATTCTTTTTAAGTAGCCTTGGCGTACAACATTCTTGACTTCTGCTGCATTAGCAAAATGTATAGTAGGGCCACCTATCTGTTTAAAGGCTTCATCTATACTAGCAAACAAAGCTCTAGTTTCACCTAAAGTACCATCACCTACTAAAGCATTGCCTAAACCTTCAAATTTTCCTTTATTGCCTCCAAGCATTATACTTTTATTAACTACAGGTAACAAGGTATTAATGCCTTGAGCATATTGTTTGTTAAGTGCTCCATATGCTTTAGCCGCAGCTTTATCAGAAACGCTTAAAGATTTTTCTATGGCATCTCTAAACTGTGAGCTTAACCCTTCTAACTGCCTTGCGGCATTATCGTTAAAGTCAGGTGACTGTGGATTAGAGATAGCTCGTATTTTAGCTTTAAAGTTCTTTTCAAACTGAATAAGAGTTCTAGCAGAAATACTTGAGCCTGTTAATTTTTCCATGTTTGTTAACACTTCATTAACCATTTTCTCAGTAGCAGGTTCTAAAGCACCATAAAGAGGGTTATCATTATCTTTAAGGAATTTTTCAAGTACATTCCTTGTAGGTGCTAAAGGAGCCAAACGACCTGCCATAGTAGCCGTAATCTTACTTAAACCTATATCATACTGTTGTGATAAAGATTCCTTACCAGCCAATATAAGACCATGTATAGAAGAACCAAGACCATCAGGGTCTAAAGCTTGGTTACCTTGCCTACCCATAATGTCTAAGAATCCTTCACTAACAACTTTATTAACTTGTTTAGCGTTTTCTTCAAAGTTCTTAGCACCAAAGAAACCTAAGCGTCCTAGCTTCTCTTGAAACACTTGCCAGCCTGTAGCGTTACCTGCTTGATAAGGCGTTAAGGTTGCCCCTCCTTGCTCAAGTAAAGACTGTGTAGCTTTAAGAGATTCCTCAGAACTAAGGACACCATCACCTGCTCTAGCTTGAGACACAAGAAGATCAGCAGCGTCCTGTACGGACATGCCTGTAGCTTTCTGTTGCTTAAACCAAGCCGCTAAAGGTTTGTATGCAAACTTACCTAAACCTAAAGTAGCCGCATCTAAACCTAAAGAAATTGCTGCTTCTGTAGCAGCGGTTGCGTAATCTAAGTCATCACCGCCTAAATGATCGGACAGTAAAGAACCACTGGCAGAACCAATAGAGCCACCAACTATAGAACCTCCTGCTATACCAAAAGGCCCAAGAGGTGATCCTACTATACCTCCTACAACAGCACCACCCATACCAACGGGAACCTCAGCATTCTCTTTCATCCAGTTCATTGCTTTTTCACTGAAAGGTGTAAGCTCAGGCGCCCACTGTTCCCATTCTCCTGCTGTAGCAAGGCCAGATTCTATAGTTATTTCACGTAATTCTTCTCTTGTTGCATCTGTAGGTACGTTAGCTGTTTGTCCGTTAGGTAGCTGCTGGTCATAATTATCCATTATTGTGCCACCAATACGCCATTTGCGTCCCGTTTCCATACTATTGTTTTTGGACTTACTGTGGGCGTTACTTGCGTAGCAGCGCCTGTGGTTCCATCTGGTTTAGCTTGAGTTAGCTGTATAGACTGCTGTACCATAAAGTCACGATAAGCAGCGGGTGTATTCTTATTGCCCAATACAAACTGCTCACGTTCTAACTTAGCTTTAAAGACACGTGATAGTCGTTCCGCTATTCTAGTGTTTGCCTCAGTTCCTTTCTCTAATGCCACTTGTATTTCTGTTGCTGCTGCTCGCTCACCATCCGACAACTGACCACCTAAAAGAGACTTAAGGCTTCCAAGCATAACAGTCTTAGAAATAGTATCTAATTCTGATACGTTAGCAGGTGTAGTGCCAAAGAAGTCACTAACAGCTTTACCAGCAAGAACTTTAACGCCTCCTGTGTCAACCTGCTTAAGAAGTTCTAACATACGATTGGCATCGTTAAGGTTAGTTGTTGTTTGACCTATACCCTTACCAGCATCAGCCCTGTGCTCATAGAAAACTTTCATATCTTCTTGGCCTTGGAAACCAGCTATTTGTTCTGCGGTTCGCTGTTCTGTAGTAAGACCTTTAGTGTCAGTAGGCTGTAAGGCTTGATTAGTATAAGCAGGTGCATTACCTATAGGTGTATATAGAATATCTGCACTATTCTCATCTTTGTTTATACTATTAGTAAGTGCATACCTGTTACCATCTTTATCGGAATAAACACCACCATCGTTAAACTGCCAGCCCTTTAAGGCACTGTCACCAGTTTTATTGGAGTCTTTATTCATAGCAGTAAGCTCTGAAAGACCTTCTTTGTATTCTTCTGGTGTAGCGTTACCCGATACTAAACGGAAAGCTAACTCAGGGTTCCATTCGGTTAAGTCTTCTCCAATCTGTGCAGAACGACTTTGCAATGCTTCATATGAATTAGAAGTTTTTAAAGCCTCATCTTCCGTAGCTTTTTTCTGTTGAGCAATGTTAATCATTTTAACAGCAGCTTCGGGGTAAGTAGAACGTAATTTATCAGCCATAGCAAAAGCAGCTTTTGAATCACCTTGCATAGCTTGAAAGAACTCGCCTTGAGAAGCAACCCTAGCCGCTTCTTTAGCTTCTAACGCTTCTCTTCCGCTGTCACCTCCGTCCATACCTCCTGCTAAAGCACGACCTAAGCTTGAACCTAAGAAGCTTGCAGCTTGTGCTTTCATAGGGTCACGTGCGCCTTGGGCAGCGTTAGTCATAAGTTGCTGCTGTAGAGTGCTTGCACGTTGATTACGTTTTGCTAACAAGTCATCAATAGACGGGCCTTGTGTAAATAAACCTTGATTTGCCATGTTATATATTCTCTTTGTTTCTATTGTGTGCTATTAGGTTACGTAAAGAAATCCCATATGTCACCGCCTACTCCCGATAACCAACCACCACCAGCCTCAGTGCCTAAGAATGAAGTGCCTAAACCTATACCAGCACTTAACCAAGGGTCAGGCTGATAGTTAGCTTGGTTAGCCTGTGCTTGGCCTGTAAGACGGCTAGTGTCAGCATTATACCTGTCTATCTCATAGCTCTGATCTAAGCCTTGCTGAGTCTGTTGTTGTGCTAACAACTGTGCGCGTACTTGAGGTTCTAACATGCTACCTGTTAACATGCTCTGACCAGTACCCATAAGGTTAGCATAACGCTGTTGATCAGTTACTTGATTAGTGTTAAACTGTGACAAGTCAAGACCCGCACGTTGGACTTCTTGACCAAAGGCATCTTGAGTAGATTGTGCGGCTAACCCTGCTAAAGCCTGAGACTGTGCAGCGTTCATGCCGAACATATCAGGATTCATCATGCCTGAGTTTTCACCAGCACCTAAGCCCTCACCAGATAACTGTAGGCCTATACGACCTAAGCCTTGCATCTGTTCTAAGTTCTTAGCACGTTGCTGTGCAAAGGCTGGCTCAAGTAATGAGGAACGCTCATTAAATAAGTCAAGACCTGCTTGTTGTGGGTCAAAGTTATAATTAAACTGATCAGCAGCTTGTAGTGCATCCTGACCCGCTACGTTAAACATTCCTTGACCTTGCTGTGCCATGTCACTTAAGCCAGCGTAAGGGTCTGGGTTACCTGTGCCTGATCTAAAGGTAATAGGCTTGAATGTGCCTCCTGTTGGCTGGTAGTCTCTTCCCATGCCCATGTTAAGTTCTGGTAGTTGCCCACCAAGAAAAGAGTTCATCATGTTACCACCGCCTCCTCCTGCGTTACCCATACCAGCCTGACCAGCAAAAGCGCCACCAGAACCTCCCATGTCTTGTACACCATTAGTAGGTGTAGCTACACCAGACATATACTGCTTCTGTCCTTGTGTCATTTGCGCCCATTGCTCAGGTCTAAAGTTACTAGGGCGAGGTATTTGACTTTCCTTGCTCCCGTAAACAGCGTCTTTTGCTGCCTGTACTCTCTGTGCTTCCGACATTCTATCCCAATTAGGATTAGATTGTTCTTCTTTTAAGTATGAGTTACTTACGTCTTGATTCATTCCGTATGTAGTTTGGTTTGCAATAGAACCTAAAGGATTAATTTGACCATAGGCACTTAATAAGCCACCAAAGTAATTGTCTTGTCCTAACGCTTCTCCAAAGCGACCAGCCATGCCACCAAAAGGAAGACCAGAGTTTTGAAACATAGTAGGTTGATCTTGGTAAGGCGAGTAATACGGCTGATTTACTTGATTAGGGTTCATAGAAGGAACAGCAGGAGAGCTACGTTGAAACACAGTAGGTGCCGCTGCCCTTGTGTTTTGTTCTTGAGGCCTTCTAGCTGCTGCCATAGCTGCCTGTGCTTGTTGTGCTTCGTAACGAGCATTTGCTTCATCCATCTGCTTACGTGCTTCGGCTGCTTTTATTTGCGCTTGCATATCCGCATTTCTTCTTTGAGCCTCTTTAGCTGCCGCTGCTGCTGCTCTCTCTGCCGCTGCGTTGTTACTGGTGTTATTTTGGTTAGGGGCTTTACCACCACTTTTATTACTATAACCACCACCGCCTGAGCCGCTGTAGCCACCATACGAATTACTTTCACCTCTTGGGTCTGCCATTATGCTGTCCTCTTCCAAAAGTATACGACAATATACGGCTGTACAATATCGTGTGAGTGGGCTGCTCCACCGCCTTCATAATCCAGTTCAGTCAGCCTTGGGTATGAATTAGCGTGACCTGCTGTTACAGAGTCGCTAGCACCATCTGGGTTACCTGTACCTTGTACGCCTGTGTACCCGTGAACGTGACTAGGTATTTCATTGATTGAAAGCGTATGTGAGTCAGTCTTAGCACCGCCTACTTCCTCTACTGTATTAAAGTCACTGTCACTTGCATTGATACCCACTAAGACACGACCAGCACCAAAGGCTGCCCAAGTACCTACGCCAAGTAAGCTGTTAGGGTTAGTTGCAACTACTGATGTGTACACAGAGCCTACAGGATATGCTAGACCATTAATAGTCGCTGCTGTGGGCGTAGCGGCCTGTACAAAGGCTGTAGTAGCCAACTGTGTAGTATTAGTGCCAGCAGCCGCTGTAGGAGCCGCAGGGACGCCTGTGAACGTAGGGGCATCTATTGGTGCCTTAGCTGCAACACCAGCCACTATAGCGGCCTGTGTGAACGCTGTGGTGGCTATCTGTGTGCTGTTAGTCGCTGTAGCTGCTGTAGGTGCCGCTGGTATACCTGTGAACGTAGGCGCACTTAGGTTAGCTTTAGTAGCTACAGACGTTTGTATGCTTGAAAACTCGTCATCAATCTCTGTACCACTGACAGTCTTGAGAGCGTTACCTGTGGGTAAGGCGTCCTTTGATGCAAAGTTAGTTGCTTTAGTATAATTAGACATAGTTAAAGTACCTTACCTTGTTTGGCATATAATGAAATTTTTTGTAATGACATAGGTGCGCCATCTATATCAGTAGTAAATCCTATCTGTATAATGTCACCTGCGCCTTGTGTTGATGCTTTTTGTTCGTTGATTAAGACTGAGCCTGAGTATTCTCCTATGCCGTACTCGGTAATACCATACTCGTATACAGTACCTACTTCTAATGTAAATGTATAACCATAATATACTGGGCTATAGTCATATCCAATCTTAAGTGCAAAGGTTTGTCCTGTAGCTCCTACTGTAGTCGCTGACAGCTTCTTTACTATCTTTGACACGTTAGGCATACCTAGGTCAAAGAAGTTACTGTAGTACGCCATTTCGTACTTAGAGCCATTGTCTTGATAACCTTTGTACTCTGCTATGCCATTGTCCTCTGCAAAGTATAATGTAGAACCTTCCGACAAGAAACCCTTAGGTGATACAGAGGGCCATATTGTAGCTCTAAAGCTGCCATCCTCTAAAGGTGCTCTGGTGTCAAAACAAAAAGTCTGTTGTGACGTAGGGAAAGTAATTAAGTAAAAAGCATTAATAGGTGAGTAGACTGACTTAATTAAATCAATGTTCTCAGCGTTAATGGCCTGTATTACATCATCACGTACATTCTTAGAGATGTCTCGCATAGGCTGTGACTTCTCTTGTACAGTACGATTCAATGAACGTATACCAGTGTTACTTAAGAACAAGATGTCTTCACCAGTATTCTGTACACTGTCACGAGCAATACAGCCTACACCTTCAATGACTTCCACTAGCGTAAGGCTCGTAGTAGTCATACCTGCTTGAAAGTTATCACCATCACCATAGATAATAATGTTGTTCTTACAGAATATAATCAAGTAGCCGTTATGAGCGCCTAGTGTAACAATATCATCCATGCCCTGAGTAAGGACACTTGAGATGTCTAAAGAACCTGATGTACCTGAAAGAAAGTTAGAACCATCAAGAACAGTAGTAAAATACACTGTTGTCTTATTAGTTGTGGTGTCTGCTACCCATAACCGACCATAAGCCGCTAATACAGTGTTGCCATAAGGTACACCATTGTGGCTGTGTGGATGATTACTGAAGGAATCAAACTCTTCTGACCCTGTTTCATTCGTGTACGTCAGTGGTTCATAACCACGTTGGAAGAAGTATTGATGGTCATTTAATGTAGCTGCTTGCCAGTTACCTGCTGATATGGTGTCTGCAGTCGTTGGCGTGATTGTGACGAGGTTTGTAGTGCCCTTATAGAACTTAGTAGAACTCCATGACAATAAGGTATCAGCACCTGTAATGTCCTTAAAATTAGACACACCTAGTAAGTCTACACCTACGTTATCATCCGCTACGGAGTCCTTACTCGTACTTAATACTTGCCAGCCCTTACGTGCTCCTAATCGACCAAACTTATCTATGACGCAGTTGTCTGCCTGTAGTGCAAAACCTTCCTGTAGTGTTACACCTGACTCTTGGGTGTTTAAGCCATAGAATGCAGGTGCAGCAATAGAGGAGGACATTAATTGTTTAGCCATGGTTAATAGACCTCCCAGATCAGTTCCTCTGGGTGCTTGTTAGCGTCTAAGGCAATAGCGTCAGATAGGAAGTTTTGAGCAAGAGCCTTAGCCGATACTGCTGACATACCTCCGTCCTCACCACGCTCCTCAAGGGCCATAGCGTAGGCTAAAGCTTGTACAGGTAAGTGAGGCACACGTACTGTATCTGCATCAGCCACAAGCTCCTGTGAGCGCATAGTTACGTTAAAGTAGATAGTGTACACACCATCAGGGATAGGGTACAAGTCTACCTGTGTGTCACCTGCTACACTCACGCCATTAAATACGTAGTAGTCAGGGTTACCTTCGGCTGGTGTGTTATTAAGAAATACATTGTTAAACCAGTGTGGGTCTTTATACTTTAAGAACGTATTAGATGTTAAGTTAACTACGTCTAGTATAGCTACGTTATTACCTGAGTCAGTAAGCACATAGTTAAATACACCATCTTGAGTAACTACAGTCAATGTTTGCCTAAGAACAGACCAATTCCACGCTGACTCAACAAACTCCTTAGCATCATTAATGAATAAACTAATTAACTTTGAGTAACTATTCTCATTAACACTGTCAACCTCACGTTCCCGTAGCCTCACAAGTACGTTGTTTACCATCTCTTTATGTGTCTTCATGTGGCTTTACCATTTAATTTTTCTACTGTTCTAAGACCTGCAAGGCCAAGCATTGCTAACGTAAGTTCAAGCATAGCGTCTAAGGGTAACTCAGGGCTACCTAGCTCTGGTGCTACCCATTGTAGGATAGGGTTAATAACAAATGCAAACAAGAAGCCTAAGCCACATACCCACATGAGAAAGGGTCTAGCTCCTGCAACAAAGGTAGACCTGTGATTAGCCTGTACCTTCATAATCTCTGCTTGCATCATAGAAGGGCGCATAGCTAACTTCTGCTTAAGTAGTTCGCCTTGTGCTCTCTCTTCATCTGATGTAAACACACTGTCTATAATGTTACCAATGGCTTCTATAGGCTGTGCAACAGCACTACCGCCACTGAATAAACTACTTAATATGCCCATGCTGTACTACCTCTCACCATTTTTCACGATTGGCCCAATAAGCCGCTGACATCTTACCTTTGGCTATGTTCTTGCCATGCCTAGCTTTAAATGAGTCAGATCGTTTTGTTTTAGTCTTATCTCCAGTAACTCCCTGTTGACCAAAGCGTATAGTCTTTGTTACTCCACCTTCTTTAGCTACCACTACATGAGACTTCTTAGGGTGGCTAGGTGTACGCTTAGGTTTGTTGTAAGCTGTTAGTCCTAGTTTAGTTAATTTAGCATCTGGCATTACATATCTCCATTAAAGTATAACCAAGCAGCAAATGCACCTGCACCTATAATCCACATTAGCTTCTTAGTCACTGATTTACCTACGGCAAGATAGAATCTGTCATACGCTTTATCAGCAGCCAGTTCAGCTATCTCTTCTTTCTGTTTTTGAGTTAAGTTTTCCATGCCTAGTAGTATCCTTTAATATAAATAGCTGCACCTAACAAACCAGCCATAATAACAATAAACCCTAAGCCTACTTTTATAGCTATGGATAGATTATCTTGTAATGCTTTAGCTCTTGCTGCTCTTTGGCGTATTTCCGCTTGTTTAGTTTCTTTTAAGTCTCTAGTGTACTGTGCTTTAAACTTAAGAAAGTCTTGATACCCTTGTAGACGTTGCTTGTTCAACATGAACTTAAGTTCTTCTTCCTGTCTAGCTAGTTGCTCCTTGGCTTGAAATGCTTCTAGTACGTTACCTGAGCCGTTAGCCACTTGCTTCTGTATTGTCTTCTCAGCACCAAAGTATTTACCTAGGGCTGCTCCAGCATCTGCGATTTCTCTCCCGTTACTCAGGGTAGTCTTGATTACCTTAAATGCTGCATTAGCAATCGCTAATTCTGCTAACATATCCATAACCTCTTTGAATACTGATGCTCTGTAAGCTCGTAGGGAGCCATAGGAGGCCTTATAAACCTATAGTCATACTCACGTATTACTTGAGGCTCTACGACCAGCACAGAGCCTTGTGGAGCCTGTGAGGGGCATTGGTGGACAGGATACGCTTCCGATACTGTAGACCACATCAGATAGACCTCCTATCTTTAACACAGAAAGCTGTTATAGTTTTCTTTGCTTCTACTTTAACAACTGCAAGCCCCACCATCGGGCTAACCACAGGCTCGTAGCCTCCTATTGTACCTACACGTAATAACTCTTTTCTACAAGTATCAAGTGTTCTGTAGCTAGACATTATCGTAGGTACTTGAGGTTCACCACTGGCTAACATTGTGGCTAACACGATAGCCCACATTACTTCTTAGCTTTCTTATGACTTAAAGGTTTACTAGACGCAGTATGCTTTGCTCCTGTCATAACTTTACCTGACGTATGCTTGTGCGTCTTGCCTGTGTATGCTTTACCATTTGGTAAGTAATGTGTAACACCTTTCATAACTAGTATCCTTTTTTCTTTGGTTTCTTAGTGGGTTTTGATGGTGGACGACCTTTCTTGGTTCCGTATGTACCCTTACC